TTATAATCTTGCTGAAAATCCTAACCTACCCCCATCAGTGCAAGAGAGATTGGCTGGACATAGTGATTCGGAAGTTGTTCAGAATCTTGCTGAAAATCCTAACCTACACCCATCAGTGCAAGATAAATTAGCTGGACATAGTAATTTGGGCATTGCTCGTCGTCTTGCCCATAATCCTAACCTACACCCATCAGTGCAAGAGAGATTGGCTGGACATAGTGATTCGGAAGTTGCCTATTCTCTTGCCCATAATCCTAACCTACACCCATCAGTGCAAGAGAGATTGGCTGGACATAGTGATTCGGAAGTTGCTCGTCGTCTTGCCCATAATCCTAACCTACCCCCATCAGTGCAAGAGAGATTGGCTGGACATAGTGATTCGGAAGTTGCCTATTCTCTTGCCCATAATCCTAACCTACACCCATCAGTGCAAGAGAGATTGGCTGGACATAGTGATTCGGAAGTTGCTCGTCGTCTTGCCCATAATCCTAACCTACCCCCATCAGTGCAAGAGAGATTGGCTGGACATAGTGATTCGGAAGTTGCCTATTCTCTTGCCCATAATCCTAACCTACACCCATCAGTGCAAGAGAGATTGGCTGGACATAGTGATTCGGAAGTTGCTCGTCGTCTTGCCCATAATCCTAACCTACCCCCATCAGTGCAAGAGAGATTGGCTGGACATAGTGATTCGAAAGTTGCTCGCAATCTTGCCCATAATCCTAACCTACACCCATCAGTGCAAGAGAGATTGAATGCAAATAAAGTCAATAAAGCTGACAGTGACTCGACAGATCTTGAAAAATCCCGTCCTCGCGTCACCTTTCCAAAGCTACCCAAGACGCCAACTAGACCCGATCAGGATGTTCAGCTTCTGGAGTCGCCGAAGCAAATAAAAATGTTTTCTAGAAAAACTGCCGCTCCCATTCGGGATAGCTCTACTTATGGTGAATATACAATAACCTCTCCCCGACAAAGCGACCGCAACAAGAGGGCTAAGTATATTGAATCCAAGCTAACTACTGATAGAGCCAAGGAAACGGCAACAGCTGGCTTAATGTTCCCAACGGATTATGGACCCAAATCCGGCACAATAGCGGGTAAGATGCGTTCTAAATTTGAAAATTATACCACTCCAGAATATAAAGAAAAACTAAAAGCTCACAAAGAAAAAGAAAGATCCGCTCTTCTGGATTACAATAAAAAAGTAGATGCTTTTAATGAAAAATCTAAACAGCTGAGGGCGACATATGACGCCGCTCCAACTGATGAGGAGAAAGATGGCATATTAAACCAATATAGGCAACACAGAGATACAAATCTTCCTGTTTATAAAAAACCTAGGTTGCCACCTATTCCGCTAATTGAGACTAAACATCTCCCTCGCAAAGAAATAGAATCCAGAGGCAGGAACGTCGACGCTACGGTTGAGCACGAAGCGTTTCACGCCACAATGCAACATATTAAAGATAATTATGGCCCAAAAGCTGCACATCTGGCCGAGGGTCATCTTTTGAAGGGTTTTGACCCAAACTCTTTGGCCGATGTCGGCATGTTTATCGCATCTCAGTACAAATATGATATCAAGAGCCCTCTCTTTAGAGAGGAGATGTTGGCCCATACCAGGGATATTCTAGTTAATCCTGAAAAAAGGAAGAGCTTTAAGTATTACTTGATTAAATCTAAGACCAAGGGAAGCAGAAAGCTTTCAGATCTTAAGGCCGGTCTTGATTACGCCAACGGTGTCATTAAAGCTTTAAAGCAAGGTCATCAAAAAGCTTATAAAATTGCTCAAAATTTAACGCCAGAAATGCTTGGTATCAAGAGTACCGAGAAATTAGCTGCCAGTGAGCCTATGGCTAAAGCCCCAATTGCTTATCATGGAAGTCCGGTGGCTTTTGACGAGCACGAGAGACCTAAAAAAGACAAAGAAAGCCACTTGAATTATGGTCCTGGGATTTATTACGCTACTGACCCCTCAGACGCCTCGGGATATGCTCAGCCTCAAATTGCTAGAAACAAGGATCACTCTAACGCTTGGGCGTCTCTTATCTCTACGCCCGAGTATCAGGCGCATAGAGACTCTCTTGTTCATAAATACGGGCTAAAAAACTCTGTGGATGTTTCGCATCGTAATTATAGAAAGTTTGCAGATGAACTTACTGACTATGATAATCAAAAGGTTTCTCAAAAATTAGGACTTTCGCCAAACGTCCGTCGATCTGATGTTCAGGTAAAGAACCCTTTTGATCCATACAACCGCAAACACGCTGAAAAGGTTGCTCACATATTAGGGATTTCACCAGCATTTTTAAATAGCTACGATAATCTATACCACCGTTTATCTAGTAACGATGTTTTTGATGGACAAAAGTGGGGGGAAAGATCCCATAAGCTTAACCGCGCAATAAAGGCCGCTGGCTTTGACGGGATTCACGATAAGAAAATTGGTCACATTGTTGCTTTTAGTCCTAAGCAGATCAAACCTGCTTTCGGTAAAGCCGAAGCCGGTTCTACTCCACAACAAACCTCTGTTGAGGCTGAAAAGAAAAAAGCTGAAACAGCTAAGATGTGGAAACAGATCAATAAGTATTTCCCAAATAAGCCAGTGCAGCGTCCCAAAAAGCTCGGCAAATTCGAAAACAACGATAAGATTCCTGGTGGATTAGCTGATAATAAAAAACCATCCGATTTTAATCCTAAGTCAATAAAACAAGGCATTAAGGTTGAGCTTGAGCACACTAGCGATAAGAGTATAGCGAGAGAGATCGCTTCTGATCATTTGACTGAGGATAAAGACTACTATAAGAAACTGAAGGAGATGGAAAAGTCCGACTATTATGGTCGAGGTCTGCCTATGGGTTGGATTTCTCCTCAAGGGGAGTTCCACGAAATGGGCTCCAAAGAAGATCACCACGAAGCAATTGGAGATCTCACTGGCGTTCATCCCCACGATGAAGATGACTATGATACGTCGAAGGAGTGGGCTTACAATCAAGGATGGATTTCTGTAGGACATTCTGGTGAATTTAATTTTCAAGGTCACAAAAACATATTGGCTAACAGAAATCACCCAGCAATGAAAACAATGAGGGCCTTGGCCCATAGTGTTGCGGAACAGTATCCTGATGAGGAGCACATCGAGGCTTACAGCTATGATCCTAGTGGTGGGCCAAGTTCAAAAATGGTGGAGACGAATCATTTTCTTAAACATGGGACTGTCAAGTCGGCCATTGGCAAGAGCGAAGCCCTCGCAAAGGGTCCTCCGCGCTCACCTCGTAAGGGGCACACGATCGCTCAACTCAAGCGCCTGAAAGCCGACAATTGGCACAATCCAGATACCGGGACTGAGCTTCAACCCGATGAAGCTGAGCACCATTTGATGCAATTGCAAGACAGGGCTGCCGATAAAAAAGTAAAAGAAATGATTTCAAACCAAGGTAAACCAAAAACAACTAAAAAACCTGAAAACCCAGGAGATCGGTTCTAATGAGTTTATATAAGACATTGAAAAAAAGCACCCCATTAACTCACTACTCCCCAAGTCAAGGGCTAAAAACTATTGACCCTGGCAAAAGGGGAAGCGGCGTTGATGTTTCCAGAAACGTATCTGAGCACCCTATTTCTTATTTTTATGTGCAAGGTGCTGAGCCCGAATCTGTTGTAAGTGATAGGGCTAAAAGCAAATACTCTATAGACCTACCAGATCGCGCTAAGATTTATGATATCGGAACCGACCCAGAAAGACATATTGCTGGATTACGTGAGGAATCTAAGGGGAGAATGGTCAATCCTGGTGTTATAACCAATGACGATATCCATGACAGGCTAAAAAGCCTTGGTTTTCATGGTTTCAAAGATTCAACACACGGCAAACTTAGTGGCGTCGTTGGTCTGTATGGGCCTAGCGACGTTGGTTCCGAAGAGAGTGTCGGGAAGAGCGAAATGGAAAAGGGGACCTCTCCGCTAAAGGCCCTAGGAATTGCCGCTGGACTTGTCGGTGCAGCTATGGGGCCTGTTCAGGTTCATAGTCAGGGAAGTAATGACGTTCATCAAGCCCAGAAACAATATGTTCAAAATTTCAACAATAAAATGCTCAGCACTATTGGTGCCGTAGAGAGCAACCATGGGTTGCACACCAAACACAAGGCGCTATCTGGTCCCATCCATCAGGGCGAACATGCCTTCGGCACTTATGGCCTCACCCCCGCAGTCATCAGAGAGACGGTCTCCGCCAATCCAAATCTAAAGCAGCATAGAAAGCTAACCAACATGAGTGGTGTTCAAATAGCTGATTATATCAATAAAACCCCTGGATTAGAGAAAAAAATAGCCGAAACACATCTGAATCGTCTTAAGCAGCATTTTGGTAATAATCCCGCCATGCTTGGCTTTTCGTGGCTTTCTGGTATTGAAGGCACCTACAAGGCTGTTAAAAAGGGTAAGGACATTAAGAATCACTGGCATACAAAAAAAATATTAAATCAATGGAATAAAAAGTAGGGGTTTTCTTTTAAAATCAAATACTTGTAAGTAACGGTAATCTTTATCAAAAAGGTAAGCGCTCGATATGAATAACATTCGCCCAGAAGAAATTGACAGTGTTGAAGAGATTGGAATGCTAGACGGGGAAGCCGTTAAGATGATCACCACAAAGGGTGGTCTAAAAATAGCAGTCAAAACAGGAGCTAAGGGCGCTTGCCTAGGAAGCGCTTCTCATCCGGCCATCCTTAAATACAATATCGAAAAAAGCCATAAAGGGTACTCCCCAATGCTTGCTAAGTCCGATCTAACCGACGAGGTTGTTACTGGACTATCTGACTATCTCCCCCAGGGACTACACAAAGCAGGATGCGACCTTTATTCTCTATCTAAGTCAGATTCAAACGTAAAAACCTATGTTTTTACCAAATCAGGAATTGACCTAACAACCTATCATGCCGAAATTGTTGGCGACAGCATGGTTGTAAGCAATATCAATGCTAAATCCAAAGAAGCCCTAGCTTTAGCCGCAAATTCAGTTGCCGAAGCTATTGCTCGCGACGCTGCAAATAGTGGCTGCTCATTCCTTGAATATAGCGGTCAAAAATTTAAGGTGGAGGATGTGATCTAATGAACATGCTAGATACATCCATATTGATTTGCAAAGGCAGCATCGAACCCTGGGATTACACCCAAGATATGGCTGAACAGCTTAGGGGTGCCGACAAAGTGATAGTTCACTATAGTTTCTCAAACCATCAATCCATCAAAGATTTCATCTATCAATTAGAAGAGGCCATTAAAATCAACGTCCTATCCCCGCTAAAAATGGAAGTTTACTACTCAAATGAGGCTATGGGGGCTCGCATCAAAAAAGAGCTTAAGGAAATCGAAAAAACCATTAAGCTTAGTTGGATTACAAAGAACATAGTTGTTACGCAAACAGCCATAGAAGAAAAATTTTGCCAAATTGACGGCGCACTAAAAGAAATCTGCCAAAACCTAAGTAAAGCGGGGCAATAATGCCTAAGCGCAAGATTAAAGGTCCACAGGCTCCGACCCTTCCACAGGGCGGAAATCTATTTCAGGCCTCTTTTGATCTGGGTAAACAAGATCAATTTGTTACCTCTTTGGGTGTTCAATTCGTACACTTTAAGGCTATGCCGAGCCCCATCGGCCTAAAAGATCGTGGTGACTACAGACGGCCCGACTCGTTAGATACCATTTCCTCTAACGGAATGCTATATAAAAAATGTGACAAATTCACGGCGGCCTTGGTATCAAACACTAAGGGCCAACAGTTTTCCTCATCTAGCGTAATAGACTACAGCACTTGCCGCGTGATAATGCCAAGATTTTACGACAAGAATGAAGACGCGGCTGCGGGTAAGAGAATATACTTGGCCCCCGGAGACCGCGTATATATCAACGACCCGGATGCTGACGTAAAAGTGTCAAATTACCAGAAGATGGAATACACGGGCGAAATCGATATCCCTATGTATCCAATCTGTGAGTTGGAATTTTTGATCGACAGTAGAAATATAGAGTATAGGTCAGATGTTGATTTTAAGATAAATGAGCAGGGTAATATTCAATGGATTCAGGGCGGAAATAGCCCTGGAATCGACCCGGACACAAAACAGGGTCGGGTTTACTCTATTCGTTACCTGTATAAGGCCTATTGGTATGTTTTATCTATACCCAATGAGATTAGAATCACCAATGTGTCCAATGGAGATACCCGCTCTCCCCAGCGTATGGCGGAACATGCTATTCTTGTAAGAGAGTATATTTATCACCAGAAGAACAATGGCGATAAAGGTCAGACTGAGATACCGAAGGGTAGGGGATATGAGCGTCCATTGGACAGTCCCACTTCTGAGGAGTCGCAACTATCTGTTAACATTAGTGATTTTACGAGCGAAGAGAGTACTTAATCTTTATAAACAAGGTCAAAAAGAGGTTTTATGCAAAAAAAAATAGTTAGAAAAATGAGTTCAGAAAACGTTGAGGATGTAAACTCCGTTAATAATATTGAATATAACGAAGCTTCTGGAGCCCAAAAACAATTGGAAGTGGGTCCAGATCTAAGACCCATCTGTTCGAGCGGGAACACGTTCATCACCGATCTTACCACCCTTACTAATGTTGGTCGAGGAAGAAGCTTGGCCATCTATAACAACTCGGGAACCCTTGGCTCTGTTACCCTGGGTAAGGACAGCTCGACACTCTTGTTGGCTGCGGGTGTGGTTTCTGGGGACAACGCCGGAATTCCAGTCATGCCAAATGCGTGGACTTACGTTGCTGTTTATGATCGCCCATGGGTTGTTACGAGCGCAGCGACGATGCTTTGTTATTTAATTAACGATACGACTTACGTTACCGATCAGAACAATCCTACAATCTAATGAGTAAGACCAAAGAGTTTTTATCACATTATTTGGGAGAAACGGCATTGGAAGCAATGGCCAAGAACGAGCTTTACAAAGAAGCTACGTCTACCGCTCTTGATTATGATGAAATCTATAAGGCCACGCAGATTGTGCCGAAGACGGTTTTGGGGATTCTCCATAAGGAGTTACATCCGATGAAAGAGGGGGAGATTAAAGATTTTCCTTTCAAAGACGGCACTGACAAAGAAGCTTTTGTTCATGTTCAGAAGTATTCTGGAGATAACTATAGCGGCTACCTATCTAAAGAAGGTAAGATCTTGGCTAGGTTTAAAAATCGCTCCCTTCCCGGTGTGGGAATTATCTTGCTCAGCACGTTTGAGCTTTATGATTTTGACGACAATAAGATTGTCCCTAAAGTAGAGGCCAAAGTAGAGGTAAAGCCAGAATCCACATCGTTAAGCTCCGAGATCAACAAGCTCATTGAAGATAGACTCAACTTACATTCTATTATAAAACAGGTTGTTGATCAGCGTATTACTGAGCGAGAAGCTCTCGACAAGGCAATAAACGAAAAGATCTTCTCCATGCTTAAGCTGGGCCTTAAGGGTGAGGATAAAAAAGAAGAAGCTAAAGAAGAGATTAAAGAAGAAAAGGCTGAAAAAATTGAGAAAAACGATAAGGAAAAGATTGGCCTTAAATTAAAAGCTTTCTTAGAGAAGAAAAAATCTCCGGTAGCCCATGGGATATCTATCATCATGGCAAAAAGTGAAGGCCCAATTTCTTGTCCTGATTGCGGACAAACAGTTTTTAGTAATAACCAAGCAAACGGATGTCTATGCTGTGGCGAAAACAGGGAAGCTAAAATTTTCATTAAAAAATCTGATGACGGCATTAAGGTGCGTTTCTCTAAGGATTGGACCCAAGAGAATATCTCACTTTTGCTTGAAACATTGAGGAATAGGAAAAGTTATGAGTAGCCTAAATAGAATTTTTATTAGTCTGGACGGCGACGATAGCGGCAATCGTGTTGGTCGGTCGGTCCTTTTGGACGACGTTGCCGCTTTAAACGCCGCTTCAGATAAAATTAACGCTGGGTTAGAAGCTATTAAGTCTTGGATCATCGCCAACGGCGGTCAAGTTATTTCCGCTGGTGGTGACGAAATGGTTGCCACTCTTCCTGCTGATAAACAACACGATATCGAGGAGCTTCGTGAGGTTTGGGAAGAGGCTTCTGGCTTTAAATGCACAGTCGGTGTTGGACTTACAATGTCCCAATCTGGCAAGGCCCTTATCGTAGGTAAAACCCACGGTAAAGATCAGGTTGTTCCATATAGCGAAGATGTAGAGCACGCTTTTGCTGAAATTCACGCAAACGCGCATGAGGGTCATGGTTCGGAAGAAGAAAACAAGCAGGATGATGCTTATATTGATGATTTCATGAATGATCATGATCACGAAGATATGGATGAGATGTCGCCATCTGATATTGATCCATCCGGTGAAGACCCAGCGGCGGGTTCTGACTATTACGAAGAAGATCTCACCCCACAGACCGAAGAGGGTCAGGAAGGTCAACAAGAGCTTATTAATGATGTAGCTCAAAATCCTACCGACGACGGCACTTATGGCGATGTGGAATCTAACGATGATGAGTCAGCTACTGATATGGGTGGAGACGAAGATGCGATGATGACTCCAGAAGACGCCGAGGAATCCCCGTCTGATATTGATGTCCCACAAGAAGTTAATGTGCCGCAGGAAGATGAGCAACCTGCTGAGCATGAACTTCTAAACGAAATGATTGATGGTAGTGAAGAACAAGCTCCTGACGAGCTTAAGCAGCGTGCCGCTCAAGTTCTCGCCACATTTAAAGAGCAAAAGCCAAATCTTGATGCGATTAAAGATCAGGCCCCAGAGCTACAGGCTGCGACGCTTGAGATGTTAAAGGTTATGATTGAGATGGCTAAGATTCTTTGGCCAATTCAAGGTGATGCTCCAGCTGAAGATCCGGGAGCAGAGATGTCCCAAGAAGTTTCTGATGCAGGAGAAGCCCCAAGCCCAAACTAACTGAGGGTGGCCTCCACAAGGGACGGCTACCCACCAAGCAGACAACAAAACACGTAGCAAAACCAATCCGGCCCATCGGTAGCACTGATGGTAAGGGGTGGAAAAAAATCATGGACCCACAGACAGGTAGGGTTACGCGTATCAACGAAAACATTGGAGTTTCACTTGACCTAGAGGGTAAGGAAACACATGAAAGGTTCTAGTGTCTAATCTTAGATTTAACGTAAACGCTAAGGAGTTGGCGGCTGAGTTTGGAGATCTGAAAGAGCAGCTTGAGGCGGATATTAAACTATCCGTTCAGGCCCTAGCCTCGTCCACTTGGGCAAAGACACAAGAATTAGCTGCTACAGAACTCAAATCTAGCGCTGGTCAATATCTAAAAGCCCTTAGCCAGCCAGAAGAAATTTCTGATGGAGTTTGGGTTGTGAGTCTAGATGCTTCTATGCTTTGGTTGGAAGAAGGTCAAAGTTCTTTTGATATGAGGGAGACTCATCTTAAGAAGAACTATAAGACCAGTAAAGAAGGTAATCGCTATAAGTCCATACCTTTCGATCATACCAAGGCTCCATCCGATATGACCGAGAAAGCCAAGGGACTGGTTGATGAGATTCGCGCCGCTCTTAAAAAAGAGAAGATCCCATTCAAGAAAATCGAAAAGAACGCCGATGGAAGTCCTCGTACTGGCAAGCTTCACGCCTTAAACATAGCTAGTAAGCGCCCAACCCTTAATGCCAAATTCCCTGCGCTTCACGGCCTGAGTATTTATCAAACGGAGAAGCCAGGCGGCGGAATCAAAAGAGATATTGTTACCTTTAGGACCATATCCGAAAAAACAGCTGGCGACGGTAGCTGGATTCATCCGGGTACAGAGGCTAGAAAGCTAATGGATAAGGCCTTTGAAGAAGCGGTTTCGATTTGGGAGAATCAAATCCTCCCTGAAATGATGGGAAAGTACGGAAAATAATGATTCAACAAACCGACGTTATTTTAAAGACTATAATTGAGCTTGGGATAGAGGATTTGAGAAAGAATCCCTATCTTGTTCAAGATGCTTTGTCTCAAATGATCAGCTCCCCTCTCTTACGCAGTAAGTACGGTCAAAAAGAGATCGACAATGCTGTAGAGTGGTTAAAAAACAACGCCATCGATGTTGCGATGGTTTTCCGTAACGATAAGGATAAATTTCCCCTAGTTACTATTCAAATGAATTCCAGCCCTCAAAAAGTTGAATATGGCACTCTCAACGATGACACCCCGGACTCGGTAACCCTTAAGCCCAATGACATTAGCAAGCCAATCCCTTTTATTGTAAATCCATTCACTCCTATTTCTTACGATAAAGAAACTGGCTTTGTGGAAACTCCAAGCAATGTGAGGACGAGCAGACTGCGTGCCGGGCAGATCTTGGTTGACCCCACTACTGGCAATGGATGGCAAATTATAGATACAAATTGTGGCCTTTATATCGAGCCAGGAAGTGACATGAACGCTACTCAGCTGGCTGTCGTTCCTCAATACGCTTTTTACAGGGCTAGGGTTAAGCAGCAAAGATTTACGGAGCAGTGGACAATCGGGTGTCACTGCCATGGAGATCCATCCACTCTACTCTGGCTACACACCCTAGTTTTTTATATTTTACTCAAATACAGGCTCACCTTAGAGGCTAATGGTCTTGCTGAAATAGTCTTATCTCACGACGGTATGCAGCCCAATTCGAATTGGGGATCTTTAGGCGGAGAGACGATTTTCTCTAGGAACATATCTATGTCTGCCGTAGTCGAGCACACTTGGCTTGAGGAACCGGCTCGGATGGTAGAGGCTGCTGTTTTTGAGGAAACTGTAGATTCCGTAATAAAAACAGGTATTAAGGTACTTAGCAATTATAAATCGGACAACTTGGTTATCGACACAGAAAACGAGTCTTGGCTAACGGTCAAAGACGAAGATTAAAGGTAATCTTTAACATTATGGACGACAGTAACATCCTTCAAAAAGCCCTACATCGCGCTATCCTTAACAATTATAAGTGCGGCGGTATTTGTAAAAGCGCTGTCAATTCCATGCATCCGGCAGATAAAGAAAAAGTGGTTAATAGTCTATTTGCCGATCTAGCCGACCCTGACAATGAGGCCGATGGGGCCGAGCCCCCTGCCACTTCCGAGGCTGTTTTGCATAAAGATGGGGCCGGTAGCACTCAAAAGACTGTCAGTGAGATGCACTCGATCAAACAGGCCAACGCCAATGCTACCTCAGGAATTCGCCCTACGACCGTTCCAAAGCCAGCGGGGATGAAGCCTAAAATGCCAGCTGGTATGGCTGCTCCAAAGACTCCTAAAAAGAGTGGCGGAGCAAGTGGCGCTCCGATGATGGCCATGAGCGATGAATTGGCCAAAGAAGAAAATGGCTTAAATAAATTAAAAGTTTTCATGTCCTCCAAGTGCGGTCCACAGGGTGGCGAAGTGTTAGCTAAAGAAGGTGTTGCTTCAAAATTAAAGGGTTTTTTAGCTAAGAAATCTGGTGGTATGGAGAAAGCCGATCATTCTAAGGAAGAGCGCAAGGCTATGGCCTCAAAAGCTCATATGGATAAATTCAAGAAATTTACTTCCAACTCTGGCTCTACAGACCCCGCTAGACATCATGCCTACGGTATAAATAAGCCAATGCACCCATCTGAACCCGGTACTTCGGTTATGGGGCACCACATTAAGAATAAAACCAGCCCTGTAATTCCTGTAAAAGAACAAGCCAAAATTCATTTGAAACATTTAAAAGCGGCACCTAAGCCTGACCTAGGTAAAACGGCAGCCGATGAAAAAGGCGTTCACCAAGACCTAGCTCAGTGGGGTACTGGTAAGAAAGGTGTCTCTGGAGCAGGACGTAACGTTCGCACTGGCAAACCGGCTCAAATTGCTGAAGCAAGGGATTTTCATCGCAGAACACTCTCTGAGATCAAAAAACTACCTAAGCCTGACTTAGGAAAATCTGAAGATAAAAAAGAAGAGTCTAAGCCAAAGGAGCCGCATCAAGACCACTCTAGGTGTTCTTGTAAGTCAAGGGGTAAAACTACCTTTTCTAATGGCGGAGCATCAGGCAATCCATTTGCGTACTCTTCGGGCGGCGGAGACCCAGGTCCTCATCATGATAAGGAATGTTCTTTTCATACGCCATTTTAACGATAAGTAATTGTTTTATAAGGTAAATAAGTTTCAAGGTAATCTTTAGTTTACGAGAATCATATGGAAAAAAAATACTCTGCAATTGAAATCGCCCAAGCCCTTCTTGAAAAAGCCAGAAATATGGTTCAAGAGAAGCTTGAAAAAGCTGAAATCAAAGCTGTTCCGCTTAAGAATCAAGATAAGGATCTTGATGCTAAAGAGATTTCTCTTCCAGAAGGTCAACTGATTCCTGTTACCAAGGAAAATAAAGACGGTATGCCTCAGGCAACTGGCAAGACCATGGAAAAAGCTGCTCCAGAAAGCCGCACTTCGGCTCAAATGATGGGCGTCAAAGTTCCTGCTCAGCCAAAACCGCCCAAGGCTAACGAAAAAGTTATCGACAATACAGCTGCTAAAGAGCTTAAGCCACTTAAACTTAAAAAGTTTATGCAAGAGCGCGGTGAGAGATTAACTAAGGCTAGTGAGAAACAAAACGGTCCTAAAAAGGCCGATCTTAAGGGTGTTCACAAGCCAGCTTTTATGGACAGTGTAAAGAGTGGTACATCTCACGTTGGAGCCCATATCGCTCCTGATTTTCCTCTATCTCCAAAGGGCTTGGCGGCTACAAAAGAAGACCATAAAAAGGTTTTGCATGAAATCAAAGCAATGCCTAAGCCCAACCTAGGTAAAAACGAATCCCTAGAAAAAGGCCTTAAAGAAAAAGCAACCGCAGGACTTGTCGCTGCTGGATTAGCTGCTGGTGGGATCACTGCCGGTCAATCTATTAAGACCGCTGCTGATTTAGGAGCTAAGGCTAAAGAAGTTAAGTTGTCTCCCGCTAAGTTACCAATTCCTGCTAAGCCAGCAATGAAGAAGGCTGAGGAGAGTGATCATAAAGGGAGAACTCGCAGACTTTCCTCGAATGTCGGGCACGGGGATATTAATGGTATTATTACAGCCCTTAATTCTACAAGTGGCCCTATGGCGGATAAATATCCTATTGGTAACAAGGATCTTCACGAAAAAGTAAAAGCTCATGAAGCAGCAGGTCATATTAGTCATGACCCTGTCACTAATAAGTGGAAAAAAGGTCGTAAATAATGGCACGTCCTAAGCAGAACAAGACTAATGAAGATGTTGTTAAGGAAGCTTTTGAGCTTGATGCGGCACAGGCTCGTAAGAAGCGTTTAGAATATTATGAGGCTCTACGGGCTTCTGAAGACAAAGAAGATATTAGAAACCATAGAGATGAGTTTAAAAAATTTTGGTCAGAAAAAAGGACCGAATATAAGAGAAGCAAGGAATTAGAAGATATTATTTGGCTTCACCTTAAGGCAATTGGTAAGACAAAACCGGAAGAATTTGAAGAAGGAATCCGACATTTCGGGCTTAAAACGTAATGATTGTTTATAAAATAACCAATAAAATAAATGGTAAGGTTTATATTGGGCAGACAATAAAAACTTTAACCTTTAGATGGAATTGCCACAAAAAAGCAGGTTCTGGTTGTCGCCATATTAAACGAGCGATAGATAAGTATGGTGAAAATAATTTCGAAGTTACTGTTTTAGTTAGGGCGTCTAGTAGGGAAGAATTGGACAGTAGGGAAAAATTTTGTATTAGGATATTTAATACCATGGCCCCAAACGGATATAACCTAACAGCTGGGGGCAACAGCGCTAAACTTACAGCAGAAACCAGGGCTCTTATTGGGCTTGCTCATAAGGGTAAGGTTGACTCTGAGGAAACAAGAAAAAAGAAATCCGTTTCTCATCTAAAAAGCAAAAATCATTTTTGGAGAAAAAAACACTCATTAGAGACCAGAATCGCTATAGGCGTGAAAAAAAACAAGCCAATTCTGTGCCCAGAGTTGGGAAAAAGTTTTAAATCTATAACATCAGCTGAAAAAGAACTTGGAATATGGTCCTGTTTTATTTTGGATGTACTCAAGGGAAGGTCTCCAAGCCACAAGGGTTTGACCTTCGAGTATATAGTAAATAAGTAGCTGATTTTACTGAATATTTATTTTGTGAATAATCTTTACTCAAGGAGACTCAAATGGCATTAAAATTAGTAAACTCATGGATCACTACTTCAATTCCTGGCTCGTATGTCAATATTGAAGTTTTAAGTTCTCCAATCGGCGCTTCCGCAAGCGGTGTAGTGCTTATCATGGGTGAGGCCGATGCGGGTCCATCCTTCTCTGAAGAAGTTTTAAAGAATAACTTCTTTTCTCCTGATCAAGCTGACTCTGTTCGCTCTAAGTACGGCTCAGGCCCTATCGTTGATGCCATGTTTGCTCTTGCTTCGCCTTCTAATAGCACCAAGATTCAAGGCTCTGCAACTCGTGTATTCATTGTTAAAACCAATCTAGGCGCAAAGGCCATTGGCACTCTTGCTTCATATGCTGATTTGAAAGCTAAAAAAGCCGGTAAAGATGGCAACAAAACTCGCTATCAGGTTATCGCTTCACAGACCGAGGTCGCGCCTACTAAATCTGGCGTCGCTGTTCCGGCTTTTGGCGCAACCCTCAACGGCACTGAATTCAAAATTCGTCTAAATGGTGGAGCCGAAGCTACGGTTACTCTCTCTGCTGTAGCCGGTGATCACGCCGACATCGCAACTCTTCTTGTTGAGCTTAATGCTCTTCTTCCTGTGGGTGTAGACGCAGCTGCTGGAGCAGTCGCAAATAGCGTTAAGCTCACGGTCGCCGCAGATTCTGCCGCTTGGGGTAAGGGATGGGGCAAGACGATCGAGCTTATCGACTCCACTCCTGGTGACCTTGCTGCGCTAGGACTCACTGCTGGACTTACGGCCTCTTCAGCTGAACCGGCTGTTGATGTTCAAGCCATTCGCACTGATCTTGGAACGACCGAGTCGTTCAATATCAAGAACGAAGTAATGTTCGAAATCGGCTATGCCGGAACTTCTGGCACCGTAACTATCACCGATACCGCTCTGACAACCACGGTTGTTGGTGGAGCCGGTGGAAACCTTTCTATCGATCTTACGGAGTTTAACACTCTGTCTGACCTAGCTGAATATATTAACGGTCAAACCGGATATTCAGCTTCTTTCCCTGCCAGCATGACGCAAAAGCGTCCTGTTGAACTAGACGACGTTTCGGCGATCGGCATTTGTTCAACTGCCGCTGCACTAAAGCCGGGACGCATCCACCGTGGGGCATATAACTTCATCAATGGAGTTGCCCAAAGCACATTAATCGATGCGGCTCCTACGGCTTATCAGGGTATTCCTACACCAATGGCAACGGCGGCATTTATGTCCGGTGGAGCTAAGGGCGGAACAACCGCATCGGACATTGTCGATGCTTTTGCGGCTTGTGAAGGAATCAAGGCGAACATTATTGTTCCTCTTATCTCTCGTGACGCTTCCCTTGATATTGCTGATGGATTAACCGATGCAAGCTCAACCTACACGATCGATGCAACTAACGCTCTCGCTAAGTCGCATTGCTTGAAGATGTCTACACCTAAGATGAAGCGCAACCGTATCGCAATTCTCTCGGCTCTTGACACTTTCACCAACGACATTTCTAAGGCGCAGAGCCTTGCAAACTTCCGTTGCTCGATGGCAATCCAGAAGATCACACAGACCAACTCAGCTGGAGTCGTAACTGACTTCCAACCTTGGATGGCGGCTTGTATCGCAGCTGGAATGCAATCCGCAGGGCTCTACAAGAGCCTTGTAAATAAATACGCTAATGTAATTGGATTTAAAGATCCAGTTGGATATGATTCTGGCTCACCTGGAGATGTTGAAACAGCTCTTGAGGGCGGACTTCTTATCCTTCAGCAGGACACTGCTGGAAACAAGTTTGTAAGCGATCAAACAACTTATGGATTTGACACCAATTTTGTTTACAACTCGGTTCAGGCTGTTTACTTAGCTGATATCGTAGCGCTTGACCTCGCCGATAGCGTTGAAAAAGCATTCGTTGGAGAAAGCCTGGCAGATGTAAACGCTACCTTGGTTGCCTCGTTCATTGGAACCAAGATGGATGCTTATCGCCGTCAGAAACTTATATCTGCTAGTGACGATGCTCCACTTGGATATAAGAACCTGAAGGTGAAGATCAATGGACCAGTGTGCGAAATTAGCCTTGAGATCAAACTCAGCACATCGATTTACTTCGCCCCTATCAATCTGTCGATTTCGCAGGTTCAATCAGCGGCTTAATTATGACTATTTACAAGATAACTAACACTGTTAACGGAAAGGTTTATGTGGGTCAGACCAAAAAAAGTCTGAATCGCAGATGGAAAGAGCACGTTTATTATGCTAAGCGTGGATCTAATCCGACTGTGTGTCTACTAGTGTATTAAAGGGTAAGAGAAGCCAATCTGGCGGATATATTTTTATGGAAAAGAAAGAGGTATAATGTTATGGCAAAGGTAATGACCGGGTCGCGTGGCCGTCTGTTTATTGACGGCACTTTATGTGGCGTTTTCGAAAGTATTTCCTACAGCAGCAACTTAGAAGTTGAGCCGGTGTATGTCCTAGGATCTGCGATTCCTAAAGAATTCACCCCTCTCGCTTTCTCTCCAGTTCAGATCAACTGTTCTGGATTCAGACTTATTGATCAGGGACCGCACGTATCTGCAAAGTTCCCTAAACTGCAAGACTTCCTAACCATCTCTGGGGTGACTATCGAAGTTATCGATCGTCAGACCGGAAAACTGGTTCTTAAGGCTAAGGACTGTGTTCCTACATCTAACTCGGGCGGATATAATAACCGCGCTACTAGCCGCATTCAGGTGAGCTACGTTGGTGTTTCCGTTATTGACGAGTCTGGAGATCAATCTGAAATTGATGGAACAGAACTTCCTTAACAATAGCACAATAATTTCAATTACATAAGTAGGGCCTCAGGATTTTCCTGGGGCCTTATTGCTTTTATAAACACTAATCTTTATATAAACCCTTTGCATCATGGGATGCGATTGTAAGGACAAAATGAAGCTATCTGAAAGAAAATGGCCAGATGTGGCCCCTATTCTTCTTGCGGCCAACGGTGGCACCGATGGTCTCGTTCAATTGCCTAACGCGATAGGCCTATTCACTGGTCAAATCGTAGTCCTACAACAAGGCTCAGTCTCTAAAAACTACAAGATCAAAAAGTTCAAAGACAACAACTCATTTTGGGTTGGTGATCCTGGCATGAACATAAATGCCAGATCTGACATTTCCGCTTTCACCACCGCAGGTAGCGCTTTCATATACGCGACCGAACAAGACCGCGTCAATATCCCTGAAGATGACCAGGACAGGGCGACCTATGCTGAAGAGCCTATTATTGCTCGCAGAGTTATCAGTGTAGATGAAAACGGCGACTACTACAACGAAACCAATCGCGTCCCAGTAGATGCCCAAGTAACAGTTGTTGTTCCTCCACTGACAGTGGATTTGGATGCGCTGACACCTCCCGATCAAGCCAATCCAGATAACGTATTAATTGCTGGCTCTGAAGATGGTACGAAATCAGGCAATAAGCACGCCGTTAGGGTCGATGCTGAGTTAGATCTTAGGGTTGGCATTAGCGATGGAGCAAATAAGGCTGTTGTTGACGCTGGCGGAGATTTACATGTTTATGATGCTGGTGCGCTGGCCGCCTTACAATCCATTGATGCTGGTATTCCGGCTGCACTTGGTCAAACCACAATGGCTGGCTCCATGCCAGTTACTATCGCTTCCGATCAGACGCCCATTCCTGTTGAGATGACCTTTCCCAATGAGCCCATGAAGATATCTGGCACAGTAGATGGCGCTCCTAACGGGATTGAATATGGATTTGTTAACAACCTAAGACTTCAAATTTTAGACTCTCATGACAGGGTTGCACAATTTACTTACGCTGATTTTGGTACAAAGAACCAGAGAATAACAAAAATAGATTACACTAGCGCAACGTTCCCAAGCGCTACGATTAGACGAGAGTTTGCATATACGCTTGTTGGGAATAATTACCGAAGAGATGATGAGACTTGGACAGTTGTTTAGGGAGATAAAATGAAATACATTAAAGCAGATTTACTTAATGACATTGTAGGAAGCTATGATCAAACGAAGACGACTATTCAGGGGCGGGTAGACTCTAAGGTTGTAGATTCACAAACTGTTCTTGGGCCGCCGCTTTCTAAGTTTATCGACGCCTTCGTTGATTCAGCGCTAACGCCAGCCGGAGTGTATTGCACCGACAACGGTAGGTTGTTTGTTTTTGGGGCGGCAGTAAACGGAACTAGCTACGATACGCTTCCGATTGTGCTATATGATTTTAACCTAACGACCGGAGCGCACTCGTATGTCGGACGTATTGACGTGCAACTCCCTAACTTAGCGGCAACCACACACACCGTTCGCGCCTTCAAGGTGTTGGACACAGGAACTACGGGGTGGAAAATCTTCATTGCTACAACAGCGACCATTGCCATTAACGGCGGATTGTTTTTAGTAAATAAGATTGACAAAGCAGACTTCGTCTCTATTGGATTCCCAACCATTCCAATGGCCACAGCGTCGGATGCAAAGGCTGTTTATCTTCTTCAAGATCCATCTAATATAGGCACGGCTCAACTAAACATTGCGTCTGTTGGGGCTGTTTTGGATGAAGCTGCTAATAGGATTTATGTTCACAACGGTATCGCTGCTACACACCAATACTATGTTTACGCGACAAACACTGCTCCAACATGGACCTCAGATGCTGTCACCGTAAGTGTTGGTTCTCCAGGAGTTGTTTCTCATACTGGCCACACGTTTGGTGTCAATGCTCCGGTAATTTTCTCTGCTGGCACTCTGCCAACTGGCTTGGTGGTTGGGACTCCATATTTCGTAAGAAATCCTGTAGCTGGTGTTAGCTATGAGCTATCTTTAACCTCCGGTGGGGTATCCATAAATACGACCGGATCGCCCTCTGTTGGGGCTGTTATTGGACGAGCCTGGGGGACCACTGGCTCCAATTGGATTCACAAAACGGGAAACCTACCTGCCCTTACGGGCACCCTGCTTCTTACTGATAGCGAAGATAGGGCCGTTCCAGTCGCTGCGCCTATTAACGGCGGGGTATTAAACGGAAATGCGTGTGCGTTCCTTTCTACTACCACAAACCTATATCTTGGGCTGCTGTCAGAGCTTACTTCTGGAGCCGTTACGTGGCCCTCACTCACCACTTCAAACATATTAGGCACGGTTAACCAGATTACCGCGCCAACAAACGCCTTTGCTAGTTGGTCAAATGTTCTAGATGCAGCTACATATACAACTAACACATCTAAATTTATCACTAAGCAAGTAGTAAACAATTTAATTCAATCTATCGCTGGGGAATTAAACAACCAATATTATGAAGCTACGGTTAACAATACTGTCAATCTCGGTTTAGTGACGGTGGTCGGGATAGATAACGCCTCTGGGTGGCTTTTTGCTGCCGGAAGCACTCTTGGGCAGAGGGGGATTATTGCGGTAGATTATAAGTCCGATTCCTTATATGACCATAGCTATGTTGTAACAAAAGTGTTGAGTAACCCTAACTCTGCCCTTAAATTCATAACGAGCTGGGAAAAGCTTGCGGACTTAACCGGAAACATTAAGGTTCAATACAGAACCTCTGGGTTCGGATCTATTTCCGGTGGGTGGATTGATTTGGTAGCGTTTTCAGATCTTTCAGCTTCAGCTATCACTAGTAATCAGATTCAGTTCAAAATTCTATTTAATATTCAATCCGAAGGAAGCTCTACTCCAGCTCAAATAAATGAGCTACTTATTGGTGTTGATGCTAATAATGGTATTTCTGATAATTGGGAATTCAGCGATGACTTCTCAGACAACGGCGTTCCTTCTAGAACCGCATTTAGATTAAAAATTGCATACGCCTCTACAGTTCCAACTCTGTACTATAGAGCGTTCGATCTATCTGATGCGTTACTTATTAATCACAATACGGTAACGAATGCGGCCAATTTTGAATATTCTACTGATAATGGATTGATTTGGAATCCACTAGGTGTAATTCCAAACACAGTAGGAACATTGGTAAGATATAGCTTTACTTCACCTCCTGGGGTCGATATACGCCCAGGACTTAAGGAAGCGTAATCATGCCAAATATATTAATATCTAATAATTTCTATCAGGGAACTAGTAGTGCATGTATTGTGGATCTTACTCCGCCGACATTCGCTGGTATCAACTTTCTAGATGTTGAATCTAGGGGGCAGATTAGGGCGGGATGGGCAGCTGCAACTGACCCAACCACACCTATCAGATATGAAATATATATTCAGGCCACTACCGGCGTTGGACTGTTCAACTTTGCCAACATTGTGGCACTTACCCCTAACCTACAGTACGACATCTTCAATCTTCCAGATGGGTCGTTCTTACAAAATGGGACTACTTATTTCGTGGGTGTTCGTGCAGTAGATGGAGTAAACAATAGGGACAGCAATGTTATCTCGATGAGCGTTATATCTACCGGTATCCTCACAGCTATCGACGTTTATGAATGTAAAGCGGCTTTCTCGGTGGATACTTCAAATAACTTCAGATTGACACTTTGGGCTAATAAAAATAGTAGCCTAGCAAAAGCTCCTGGGGCAATATTGGGTACAGCAAGCTTTCAGGTGTTTGATAAGCTTGGCAATGCTGTAGTAGGTATGTCTGGATCTGGAATTGCCGCTAACTCTGAGGGACTTTTTGTTGCGACTGGAGTTTCTAGTCTTTTAGATGAACAATATAGTCACTATGAAATTAGAGCCACAATCTCTGTTGATGGTGAAAATAGAACTAACTTTATCAGAGTTGAATCGGATCAAGAACAATATCTTGTTAATGGAACGGGTGGTCTTAACGACGATAGCGAGCTGATTGGGTCATTCTGGGTTAGTGAGAATGAGCGTATTGTAACGGCAAATCTTGGGACCGGTTCTTATCAAGTCTATACAGCTGAGGGTGCAATTATCCCTGGTTTTACAGAAAGCGGAATAGCCGCCGATGTAAATGGATTCTTTGTTATTACACCTCTCGCTGTTCCTGGAGGATTGAGCGGTACAGAGCCCTATATTGTTAAATACACCGTTACGGTAAATGGGACAGTAAGGTCTCATAATGTTGTGTTTTCTCCAGGCACTACCACCTACACCTGTAGGTCCACATTCTCAATTAACGCTTTAAACCAATTGGAAGCTACGTTTTGGACAACGGTTAATGATCAATTAACTGCTCCAGCCCTTCTCGGCACAGCAAGTTATCAGATCTACGACAAACTAGGGGTAGCTGTTGCTGGATTGAACCAGTCGGGAATAGTTGCTGATGTAAATGGATTTTTTCATATAACACCAGTATTGGCAACCCTATTGACAGATCTAACACACTACACCGCTAAAATCACCGTTGAAATTGCTGGACAGAACAGAACTGTAGCAAAAGGATTCTCCCTATTAGGAACATAAATGGCAATTATTAGAAAATTAATAGCGCAAGACGACAATGATGATAATCAATGGCTAAAGGTTGATCACGACTCAAATTACGTCGTGAACGATGCCGATGATTGGCAGTTTCTTTTTGGACCAAACAGTTCCTTATCTAATAGTACCCAAATACTTAAAATAGCAGCTAAATTCAATGAAGACACCTTCAACAACATTCAAATTGCGTCTTACCTTTTAGATTCAAAAAATGGATCTATAGCTAACGCCGGAAATTGTGTTTTTAAAATATATAGAGTTTCAGCTCCAGATTGGACAGAAACCTTGGTAGCCACCATTAATGGTTCGCAGTTGGGTAATAGTTATTTTTATATCAATGCCCTACTGAGTAGTTTGGCTCCAATTGATTTTCAGGGTGGCGAGTCTATCATGGTGGAAGCATCGATGTTAAGGCTTGGGGTTACCTACAGGGATAGAGCTTATTTTAATCACTTAGGTATATATGACAACGTTATTAGGCTGCGCAAGGATGTAGAGTTTTTAGATATAACTAAAAAAGATTTATAGGTGATACATGAGAAAATATGCGCTAATTAAAAATGGAGTTGTAGTTCAAACCGTAGACTTGGAAGATGAGTCTGTGCCCGAGGTTATTTCTAAAAACGAGATGGTTATAGATATTACTGATGAAATTCCACAACCGGCAGCTGGCTATGTTTTGAACGGAAATAAGCTTGAGATTCCACAAAATAATAGTACCAGAGAGATGTTTGAGATAGATTTGAATTCTAGAAAGGCTGAGTTTGGAATAAAGCTCACCAAGGCCGCCGTTGATAGGATTGGAGCCAGGAATAAAATACTAAATAAGAATGGAACACAGGTCATGGGCCTAATGACTCAGCTTTTGGGCGTTAAGTCTTTGCTAGAGACTGGGGCGCTGGGAACCGCTAGATACCTATGTACTCAACTCAGGGTTGTACATACGGAGTATGTGGATATTTTTGATGAGATTATCAGTCAGGTCAACACTTTTGAAGCAAATTTTGGATTATAATATGAAAATAAAAATAGGCTTTTCAAAACCCAAGGCTTGGTTTGTACCTTTTAGTTGGCTAATTCGTTTAGGATATGGGACGTCGTACTCTCATGTATATCTTGAATGGTATTCCGATTCTTTGGATGTAAGGATGATCTACGAGGCCGCTGGCTCTATGATTCACTTTACGAGCCCCACTAGGTTTGATGACATGCAGGTTGTCGTGAAAAAATATTCGATGAATATCTCAGAAGAAACAAAAAATAAAATGGTTAGGAACTGCGTATTGAGATGTGGAATCCCTTACGCCAAAAAAGAGGCCATCGGAATGGCCATTGTTAAGCTAGCAAGCCTTGTCGGCATTAAACTAACTAAGAACCCATTGGGCGATGGAAAGCTTAGGTCTAAATGCTCTGAACTTGTCTACGATGTTTTGTTAGAGATTCTATCTGACGAAGATAGGGAACAGATGATCAAGGCCATTAATGAAGATCAAGACTTGATCACTCCGCTACACATAGACAATTTTCTGTCTAAGTGTAAAGACGCCGTTTTAGAATAAAAAAAAGACCTAACTGTACCCTTTTAGAGGTAAAATTAGGTCTTTTAGTCCAATATTGGGCCGTCAGCGGCGAATGATTTAAGTAACGAATGACCGTTACCCCAGCGTAAAGAGCGTTAGAAGTCGATACCAATAAGAACAGAGCCTGTTTTATTGCTTTGACCTTGAACGCCAATCGACAAGGTGTCGTTCAACATTCGCTGGTATTGAGCGCCGACAACGAGTCCGGCCTTGGTTTCTACTTCGGTAGTTGTTCCTGAAACCGAAGTGTCAAGTCCAGATTTGGTGCCGTGTCCACCGAGAAGCGAAACGCGATTCTTGTTCGGTTCGCTGGTCACGCAAGAGCTTACCTTTGTGATTTGCGTCTTGGTGGTAACGAACTGTTGCTTGCGTGGAACAACTTTGAACATTTCAGCGGGAACCGTAGTTTCTTTGCCGTCCGCAAGGCGAACTGTGATTGTCGCACCCTTCAGATGGTTAGGAACATCAGTCTTGATCTCAAGCTGTCCGGTAGTTTCTTCTGCACTAGTTTGTTCAGAACAAACAGGCTCAGATGCCATCGAGCTAAAAGAAAGTAACATAATGATTAAATATTTCATATTGATTCCTTTCTTAGTGAGTAAATGCAGATGCTGGTACAACTTGTTCGGCAGTGTTAGGACCAATCCACTTCAATTGCAATGCAATCTGAGTGTAAGGACCTTGATAGTAAACCACGTTGATCTTATTCGGTCCACGATTGAGATTTCCTGTTGCTGATACGGTCGCAGGGGCATGAAGTCCTTGATTCTGTATCGTAAGGTAGCCATCTTCGATCGACATGTAAGAGCCGTCGTCGCTGAGGAGCTTAAGAGTGTGCTGACCAGAGGTTGCCACGTTAATATATCCAGAGCAGTCAAGTGCGTACCCTTCTTTACCAACAAGGTTTTGGAGGTTAGAAGGCATTCCTGGGAAACCAGCCGACGCCTGAGAGTCGGGCACCGAAAGGTTTGCTAAGATAAAGTTCCCGACCGGAGGATTTGCCGCCAATGCCGCAGGGAGACTTGTATTGCTATCCCATGAGCGAAGGTCGTGAAGGTTACAAGAAAGACCAGGCTGAACCGCATCTTCTCCGTTAGTTCCGTTAAGACCGTCTCGACCAGCCTGTCCTTGAGGACCTACGCTACCGGCAGGTCCTGTGGCTCCGTTAGCAAGAAATACAGAGGGAGCAGATCCACATTTAATATTCGCTCCTCCGTTAGCAGAGGTTACTGTGCAGCTAGTTCCAGCCGCCCCAGTAGCTCCTTTTTCGCCGTCGTAAATATATGCATACGAGTTACTATTTCCGCAAGTAAGCTTTACCTTACCTGTAAGCTGTTGAACCCTACATCCAACACCATCTTCGCCGTCACGTCCATTGCGTCCATCTTCGCCATCATAAAGCTTATTGGTAACACTACCGCAAGTGATGCTTACATAATCAGCGTGATGAGGCCGAGATACAGTACAGCTAGTTCCAGCTGCTCCGGTAGCGCCAGTGGCACCCGTAGCTCCGTTAAGGATGATGCTCGAAGTTCCATCAGTACAAGTAATTTTAGCACCAACGACTGGGCCGCTAGCTACTAAAGAGTCTTCTTCGTTAAAAGAATTAAGATCGGCGACAGAACAGGAAGTTCCTGGATCTCCCTTAATAACCTGAACCACCTCGCGAGCTGGACTACAGCCCAAAATTGCCAAACAAAAAAGACCTACTAAATACTTACTCATTCTATTCTCCTGTTATTTTCGAACCAATTGGCCAGCTCCCCACACACTAAGTGCAGTGAGACCTACACCTGCTACGAAGTATAGCAGGTTGTTCTTGTTTTGTAAAGAGTCGTATGTAGAAAATTTTTCTTCCATCTTAAACGAGGTGTTTT